AGTAACGACATTTATATGATGTTGTTTCGTCTGACATAATCTACTAGAAATTCGTTAAGTACATGGTGCTCGCCCTGTGCTCGGTGGCGAATATTTTCCGGAACTCCCTGCGGACCTATAAAATTACCAAGGCCTTGATCTCGATTAGATTCTACACCATGGCTATGTTGATATTGTATAGCACACCAACTAAATCCGTCAATGATGTTTTTGCTCAATTGAAACTGTTTTAACCGTGGAGCAGTTAAATGGCAGTGGTAACTGTCATCAGCCTGCTGATACACCAGCACACCATGCCCACGACTCTGTATGTTTGTAATAGCCGACAAGGTTTGGTACATTAGATCTTCAGTTCTGTCTATCAGACTGTACAGCTCTGTCATTAGTTTCATCTTAACAAACTGCTCACTAAGCCCTCGATTCCAAAAATGTTCCCAGCGATCGCTAAACTCTTGATTTTGAGGATTTACCCAGCGACCTTCAAAGCTGGTATTTTCGTTGTCCACTGTGCAGATAGGTATTTCACTGCGACTAACAAAAGTCAATCCCATTACATAAAGTGTAGGCTCTGCGGTCTGATAACTGTGCTTGAGTGTGGTGCGTAATATACGACTGTTGGCACTACCACCAATGGCCAAGGTTTCTGCTTGTGCAATTCCCAATCTATCAGCCAAGTCTCGATGCCCGCCGCCCAGGGCATATGTTTCCATATAACTACAACCGTTGACCACTAACCGTTGCATCAGAATGACTCTTTGATCTTTTTGTCGTCCCATCCGTGTGCGCGGGCCAATTGTTTGAGTTCATCTTTGTCATTTAGTTCCACCATTAGTTGTATTTCATCTTCCTTGGCTGTGGGATACATTTCGCGCAGGAACTTACTGGCCTTGTTGGTGTTTTCTTTTTTCGTACCTGCTAACCATTTGTGATATTGCTTGCCCATGCCCGGACTTACTGTACTGGCCAATAGCCAATGGAATTTTTTATGTTGTGTAGTGCTGATGTCAAAGAAATGTTTGTTAAGTCGCTCATTAGCACTCATTAGATAGTAGGCCTGTAGGTCTGCATCACCCTCTACTGTTGCACCCCAGCGAATCATCAAGAACGGACTGAACTTTTTCTTTTCGTCTTCTGTTAGGTCATCATAAAACCCACGGTTCTTCCGATCGAATTGTAACATTTCGTTTGAGATGGCCAGTTTATCCATTGTCTTTGATCAAGTGATAGGTTGCAACAACACGATCTACTTCTTCTTGTAGTGTAGCATTGGTTCGTGCCAGGCGCCTAATTTCGCCCCACATCTTGTCTTCCTGAATATGGTCACGCAGGGGTCTACCGTCGGGAGTTCGCGAATCATAGTCCCACCCCACCGGCACTCGGGTAGCAGGGTCTGCTCCAAACTCTCTAGAATATACTATATCGTCAACACGTTCGTATATGAGTGCGGCATTTTCTTTAAGTCGTCCCATGTTATCTCCTTACCAACATTTACTGTAGTTTACTACTTCACTTTGCCTTGATATGTCTTTGACAAAGTAAGCACACAAAGGTTTCTCTGCATTTTCTTCCAAGGGTATGGCCAACATCTGCCCAGGCTTTAGTTTTGGAAAGTACCATTTGACATCTTGATAGATGTCTACAATCTCAACTGGCTTGAACTCGGGCCTAAAACTGCTGATGGGGTTGAAACAAAACACACTAAACCCACGATCGTTGATACTGGTCAACGGCACTACTTCAAGATCACCCAAGTCTGGCTCTCCGATTAAGATTTGCCAATCCACTGGCATCTTAATAATGTTGTCCCCAATGCGTAACACCAGTGCAGGACTGTTGAAACTCTCTAAAAAGATCAAAGGAATATAAAAATAGTCGGGTTCTTTTGGATCACTATTGTCTAGTACACAAAAACGAAGATCCTCCACTTCATCCGGGATTTCATTCATTTCAAAACTTCGATTGTCTAGTGTTAATATTCTCATTTTTGTTCTATGTAAAGTCCGCAATTAATATCACTAAACTGCTCAATGACATCACGGTGCAAGGGAAATTGATCTAACGGTAAATTGTCTCTTGCAATATATCTTGTATTATAATTGAAAGTGCTGGCAAAGTAAACCTGTTCAATAGCCAATTTTCGTATTGCCTGATGTACTAGTTTATGATGTATGTGTCCATAGTCACCATCTTCATAATGTGTTAGGATCAAGTCTGCTGTATTGCAGGCATTGATTAAACTGCCTATGGCATCTGTGCAGGTCCAAAAATTAAACCGTTGTGTCTGTTGGTCTTCATAGTCATCTCGAAAACCCAAAAACTCTGTAGTTACTCCACGGGCGTTCCAGTATGCTGATACTTCACGGGCTCTTGGATCCGTACTATTGTACGTTAGATAAACAATATGCCACTCGTACTCAGGATGGGAATCTATGTAGGGGCGGGCAAATATTACACAATCATCAGGATGTGCTACTACGGCAATGGCTTTCAAAAACTAAATCTCCAATCTTGAATACTGTGATCATACCAGGTTTCAATACCAGCACCTGACTTGCGTAAATGCTTTAAAATAATTCTGTCAGGGTATCCCCAAATAGTATCAGTTAGTTCCATTGCATGATTGCCCGACCGTGCGGTCCAAAACAATACTGCACAAACATCTCTGTTCAAAGGAATAGCTGAGTTGGGTATACGTATACGAATGTTATTGATGTCTGCATGGTTTAAATCAACTACCACTGGGTCTGTTTCGTAAACTTTGTTTAGTTTAAGGTCCTTAAATTTAGGCAACTCTCTAAACAAGTCGTGTATACAGTTTGCTCGATACAATGTATCTAATAGCGGATGTTTTGTTTGAAATGTACTGTTAATAATTGCTTCGTAAGTTGGGTCTATGTCAATGTCTGGCTGGAATTGATACGCATCACTTTTAAATTGTACCATGGGAAATATAGGATGATTTTCATACAGAGCCAACCGCAAATCAAACTGTGCAGGTATAAACTCCCCACCATGACGCAAGGCATGTTGAGCAATGGCAATAATATTTTCATTGAACACTTGACTACCGATGGTTTCACTGACAAATATATCAGCATGAATGTCTGTGTTTAAAAAATTATCTTTAATGACTTCTATATTGGTTAATCCCAGCTTGGCAAACATCTCTTCTGCAAAAGCCGCACGACCCGGATCCATTTCTACAGCATACACTTTGGTGGCTCCGGCCTTGGACGCAATGATACTAAGTAGTCCCGACCCAGTACCAATATCGCATACAACTTTTCCTGCCACCGCGGATTCTATAGCGGCTTTGTAAAAAATGTTGCGGCCTGTGTCGTTAATCATGGGCATGTAAATGCCGTTGTCTTTGAACCAATCAAAATTGTCTGTCATAGTTGCCACTGTTCTCGAATTAATTTGTAATAGATATCTGCTAGGTATTCTTGACTACGGGGATCTCCATGATAGCCAGGATCTCCGCCCGTAAACGGCCACGCATTTGTACTGTACGCTGGTGTGTCTTCGTAACGTAAGGTAAAACAATGATCCGGAACCACACTAGGAAATGCCGCACGTACAGTATTGCTAGTCCACAAGTTGTTGGCCACTAACAAGAACGGAATACCGGCATAATGTAACTGCATGATACCGTCACGCATGATCCATTCATCTTGTTGACGCTTCCATTCACTGTCGTACATAAAGTTAACATACTGTTTGACAGCGGCCTGTGTGTTCCGATCAATTCGTGTACTACGATAAGGATGCTCATAATTTTCTGCTAGACTAAAGATAGTTTCGCAGATCATACGATAAGGATTTGTGCCGTAGTTTACATTGTCAATTCCGGCCGCACGATCATAGCCCACCCCGTGATTAGTCTGCAAGTGCTTTTGCAAGTCACTGGCCCACCCTTTATTTTCATTCGCCGGGGCCACATATGGTGCGGCACCTGCTGGGATTTCAATACGGTCATGAAATGTTGGTGCAACAATAACAAAGTCGGCCTGTTGTCTGATTGCTTCATCTATCTGTATACGGATACCACCATTACTGCATCCTTGCCGTGCTAGGATTTCTACGTCCCATCCTAATTTTTGCGCTAGAACTTCACCGTAGGCCGTGCCCGGCAAATCTTTTGCCGGAGCACTAAAACTGCAACCGCATACTATTAGTTTCTTCAAGTTAATTCCTTGTCCCAGTATTGCTTGTACACTTGTTGTGTACCCAACAGCCAAGCCGCGTGTATGGGTCTTACCATGTTCGGCGGAATGTCAAGTTGTAAATCAGATACCACTGCTTGTAGTAGTTGATGCCCCGCAGAGTTGAATAGGTCATCTGCTGTATATTTATAGACCTGTTGCCCCTGTTGCTCAAACTGTTCTGCCAATTCAGATAAACGTAATGTCATTAGCCTATTGATGATGTAGGCCTGCTTGCGTCTGGATTCCGCAGTACCATTGGGATTAATCTGGTTAAGCTCGGGGTTTTTACTTTGATATATGTCTGTAATTAGATGCAGATCTTTTGGTAATAAAAACACATGCCTACATTCATTTAAGTGCCAGGCGCTTAATTGTTCTTCGATTTCTGTACGATCAACTCGTGTACGATCGAATATTTTTAGCGGAGCCGGATCTACGATTCGATCTATTTCTTCAATTTGGCCATGGCACTCGTAAACCGTAATCCATTCCGGATCCCAATATGCTATGCAACTCTGATCATAATACTTGGCCAAATACTTGCCACGAACAGACCACTCTCGGTCAAGCCACGATTCAGGTGTGGCTGAACCGCTGTAGTAGTCCACCATAAAGCGATATCGTTCAGACTGAGTGGGCGGTATCTCGGGTCTATACTGATGCTGGTCAAACCAGTCAAACTTGGTATCTAATGTGCAGATGTTTTTAACTAAATTACCACCTGCACCCCAAGGCCAGTACACAATGACCGACTTTACTGCCATTCTGCTTTTTCTACACTGAAGGGATAGTTGGCTTCTTTATAAAACGCCTTGCGCTTTGTCAAATGTCTCTTGGCAAATTTACATGTACTGGTAATATCCCAGATTTGGACGAAGTCCTTGTCTTCCGCTTTCCTAATGCCTCGCCCAATTGATTGTATAACCCTGACAAAGCTCTTTCCGGGCTCAACAAGAACCAAATTAAAAATACGAGGGATATTAATACCCACAGCGGCCACACCATAAGTCGCCACAATAATCTTGTCATCACTGATCGCAACATCGTCGTACTCCTCTTTTCGATTCTTTGCTTTGGTTGATCCCGATACAAATACTGCTCTGTCACCCAGGCGTTCGGTCAACATCTTACCTGTGGCAATACGATCTACCAAGACCAAGGTATTGCCGGTTTCATTTACACTGGTAACCAACTTGCTCATGTAGTCTAGTCTGCCTTCTGTCTCAGTCAGGTACTTGAGCTCGGCTTGGTATTCTGTGTATTCCACATGATCAATCAACTGCACAATGTTAACATGACAGTTGGCAAGGTGGCCGGCTTGTTGTAGTTCGCTGGCACTGAGCCGGCCCACAACAGGACCAAGACTACAAAAGATACTGACTTTCTCAAAATCCTCTTTGGGAATGGTTCCTGTTAGGCCCCAACGTATGGGCACATGACTAAACACACCAGTAAGCAAAGTTTTCAGTGCATCGGCTTTGGCCATGTGTACTTCGTCCACCATGATGCAAACTACACCTTCAATGAAGTCACCTATTGTGACTTCTGCTTCGTAATTCTTTGTATTCTTCAGCAAGATGTTTAGACTTTGCCAAGTACAGATTGTGTGTGTCTTGCCAAACTCCTTGCGGTCACCAAAGTACACACCCACATCTAGTCCTAGATTCTTGTAGTCATCTTCGGTCTGTGTAACTAGACTTTTATTGGGCACAATAACGATCGATCGACCGTATGCTTCAATGCTACGACTCAAGGCCGCAGTCATAATGGTCTTGCCTGCACCTGTGGCCACTTCCTGTACACATTGCGGATTCTCTAGAAACTTATTTAAGATCTCGACTTGATAGTCACGCAACATGATGGGCTGGCCTGCGGCAGGATGTCCCTTGGGCCACGGTGTGTCCGCAAACGTGTCCTCGGTGACCGGAGCCAAATCAAATTTGGTTGAGTATGTGCGTAGGTCTTCAACTTCAATATCGTAACCCTCGCTGTCCAGGAACGGAATGATCTCGGGCAACAAGTTAATGTAAGTACTGCCGCCCAACTGTGCAAATGCAACTTTGCCATCCCATCGACCCAATCGCACACTTGGCTGATAACGGGCGCCAGGGATTTCGTACTTGAATTTGTCTACCAGTTTTTTTCTGGTGGCCAATTCTAAGCCTTCTATTTTGACATTGACTTCGTCACGAATTATTAATTTAGCCTGCAAGTGATGTTATCTCTCGGTTTAACTTCTTATTATACACGTCTGTTGCACAGTATACAATCTTTTCGGCTTGCTGGACCATGATTTCTTTGTCCCCGCCGTATATCATACCTGCTGTACTTATCAACAACGGAATTGGTGTGTTGACTGGTTTGGTTATGTACACCACTTTGGTCTTGCTGTTCACAGTGGACAATACTGCATTGTGTTTGACTTCAACAATCTCTTCATCGGTAAACATTAGCTTGATTTTGGATAGTAGTTTATTGCTCAAGTCCGGCTCATATACATACACTGGTAAACGATCACAGGCCACAGCATAATCAATTACACTGGTAAAGTTATCGTCCACAAACATACTAGCAGGATCCAATTTGAGCTCTCTATTGGTCAGCAGATGTGCAAACCTATAACCATACTCTTGTGCTAATGCAGTTTCAAGTTCATTGTGTAATTTGTATCCTAGGATGTCGCTGTAGTCGGCTAGTCGTAATAGATTACCAAAAGTTATCTCACCAATGTGTGCGTGAATATATTCTGTTAAGGCTTCGGGTGCATTGCGTAAATGTAGTTGATCACCATCTACATACAACTCAATGCGATATTCTATTGCTTCCGCGGCCAACAGCAAATCAACCAACTCTAGCACACTTGCGTCTATTTCAAATTTGTTAACACTGGCAAAGGTGGCAGTCCAAGTTAGGTTATATTCTGTTAAGGCTATCTTCCATACCTTGTCATCGGGACTCCAACGACATGCACCGTGGCTTTCTTTACCAAAGGTTCTCAACTGATCTATCAATGCTGATTGAAAAGGAAACTTTAAACACAGCACATCATCTTGCATGGTTAGACTACAACTATAATCCATTGCTCGCAATGGATGTCGGTATACCGGAGTTTCGGCGGGCGAGACATCTACACCTTTTTGTGCCAACTGTCTGCGATAGTTTAATACAATCTTCTGTGCAAGTGCGGCCTGCTTTTCAGTTAGTGCAATTCCGGCTCTAACCTGTTCAGACATTTTGTTTATCACATTGACGTCATACCTGGCCAGGCTAATAAGAGGATCGTTAAGCCATCCACCAACAAGTTTACCTGTAGCAGGGTCACGCTCGCCGGCTATCACTTCAATGTAATCTTCGATTGTTGCAAATTGATTCATATTGTTTATTGTAACATAGTATTTACAGAATCACAAATGAAAAAAGCCCCGAATGTTTCCACCCGGGGCTAAAACTACAGACAAGGAGCCATCCAAATTCCGTAGTACAAACTATTATTTGATTTTTATAACCTTGTAACCTTCTGACTTATACATGTCAGCTTCTTCAGCAATACAATCAAACAAATACAAATCACCCTCAAATACTTGATACATATTAAACCGCCTTCATACAAGTTACACGAGCCATTTCTTTCCAACGCAAGGGAAAGCTCTTACGCAAGTCAGCAATCTTGATTGCCATACGCAAGCTCATCTCACGCATGTTATTGGCGTTCTCTTGCAAGAACTCAATAATGTCGTCTTGCTCACATTGTTCAAAGTCATAGTCCTGGAACAAAGCGCCGTCTTGTGCAATCTGCTTGATACGCAAGATCTTGTCACGCATGGTGTCCAAGGTAAGATCAAGATAGTGACAGCGTGATTGCAATGCATCCAAGTGATCACGCAATTTTTGCGATTTCATCTTGTCAAACTTCAAGTTGGTAATAAAGATTACACTACCTTTGAACTCAAATTGGTCTGGAATGCCTTCGCGACGCAGAGTGCTACTCTCACTCAACCATGAAATCTTGCGTTTCTTACCTGAGTCAAGAGCACCTTTTAACAGGTTCAAACACACATCGTCAAGCAGAATGCTGTCACAGTCATCAAACACTAGTACACAATTAGTGTCTGAGTATTTGTACAAGGCTTGATACAAACCAATTGGGGTTGCACTACCTTTAACAACTTCTGCACGAAGTTTCTTTCCTGCAATCTGGTCAAATAAACATGCCTTTTCAACAATTTGCTCAACACCATAACTCTTACCAACCCCAGGAGGGCCACTCACAATCATGGCACGGATGTCGCCGTTGGTTGCGGCTTTGGTCATCTCGTCAAGAATTTCAAAACGCTCACGGATACGAGCAATAATTTGTTCGTCTGTCTCGTTGGACTCTCGTGCAGTCTGCTCGACTTCTACAACACCTACATCACCTTCTGTGACAAATTCGTATGCACTCACGCTTTCCACCTTGATGCGAATTTCGTCAGCCATACCGGGAAAAGACCCGTTATTTTTAACAGTAACAAATCCGCCTTTGGCGCCGTTACGGAACTGCTGAACTAGTTGAAAAACCATACCGCTAACGTCGGAGTTACGATATGCACCTGCTTTGATACGGATAAATGTGTTAGACAATTTTGGCTCCTTTTTAAACACAATACAAGTATTATAAATTAGATTTCTTTTATGGACAACCGGTGTTGTTATTCTGCAACAGGGGCAAACATCTGGCTTGCTTGACGCATAAACACACGATAGGCTCGCATGGTGCGTTCGCTGTAGACCATGTCACCATCTTTTTCAATATCTTGTAACAGTTCCAACATGCCCAAGCCCAAAAATGCACGTTCTTTGTCCAATTGGGCGATTGCTGTAGTAATGTCCATTTCTGACTCCTTTTTAGCTTCAATACATGTATTGTATATTAGATACCATTTCTGGGCAAATTTGGGGCTAAAAAATGTGGCTAAAAAGCCACAAAAGGTAGTACTTTTTAGTAGTACACAAGTACTACTCTTTGTAGGTTTAAAAAGTACTACTTTGGTTTACTCGATATTCCCTACGCAACCACCACTTGTATTTGCTGAAATATTCAGCACTTAGATATGCGGGACTGTGACCGGTCCAGGCTTCTACTTCGGCACAATGCTCATACCATTTTTCAGTACACCATCTGCGGAAGTTCATGTTAGACCTTTCTAACCAGGTTCAAATAACAGGGTTGTTGATTGTTAACAAACTCAGGCCATATCTCATCAAGTTCAGCAAGGTCAGCTGGCTTGTAAATTCGAATATTGGGCAAGCTGGCCAACACAGCCTCATCATCGTCAGCCCAATGGCTGATACCATCATGTTCGTAATCTCGATCTCGACCCGAACCAATTAGTTTGACTGCGGTGTGTTCATGGTTTAAGTAATTGCGTAAGAATTCAAACGGGCGATACAATACAAAACTACTCATACTGTAACAGAACGGAATCAATCCCTCGTTGGCCATACCAACGGCCGCGCCAATCATGAGTTGTTCTGCGGCTCCCACATTGTGGCTGCGGTCAGGATATGATTCGCGTACCGAGTCTAATACTCCGTAGCCCAAGTCGGCTGTGATTAATCTAACAGCAGGGTTAATGGCCATTTCGGCATGTAGTAATTTAGCGAAGTGTCGTCTCATAATCTTCCTTGGTCATTACATAGTAGTGGCTTTGTAGGCCTTGTACAAAGGGTAGCTTGGTTGGCTCGCTTTCGCGAATATTGACGGTGGGCAAGAATGCCTGTAATCGTTGTTTAAGGTAAGTGGTGTTGATCATGTCATATGCACCCATGCCGTTGATGTTGACATACACATGTAGGTTGTGCAATCTAGCTTCGTGTATATAACGCAGACTTTCCCAAATTGATCCTTCTGCACATTCGCCATCGCTAATCATGCAGTACACATTCTTATCAGGGCGGGCCATGGCATGACCCACTGCTATAGGTAACCCAGATCCAAGACTGCCTGTGCTACAATGCAAATGATTAGGCAGGTCCCTGCCAGGATGAATGCCGTGTTTGTGTAGTAGTGCCACGGGGTCAATTCCATATAGTTCCTCTAGTTTACAATACAGTGCTAGTCCGGCGTGTCCGTTGCTGAGAATAAAAACTTCATCATCTCGTTTGACTGCAAAGATTTCATCGATGATGGGAGCCGCACTTAGGCAACTGCTGAGGTGGCTCATACGCTCTTGGTATGTTATTTCAATTATTCGTTGTTCCAATTTGGTCATTGCATACTCCGTATCTGGATAGATGCCGTGGCACTGTCGGCACCAATTTGAGTTGCATTACTGCCGCACCGGTCCATAAATTCTTTAAAAGCTCTGGCAACATCGGGTACATCAATATCGTCAAATATAACAACACCGCCGTGCTTGCCCAGTAGGTCTACTGCCAATAATGCATCGTTGACTACAAAATCATAATGATGGTTACCGTCAATCAACACTACACCAATGTCAAGTTGGTGTGCGTACTCTGGCGTGAGTTCTGTGCGAAATTGATTGCTGGTCATAACATGTAGATAAGCATTAGACAAATCTTTGATATGCTCTAGTGTAGATTGATGTTGGTTTGACAATGCATCACCGCGGGCTTGACCACTAGACGCTACAGTATAACCATCTTCGATAAACGGGTCTATTGCATGACAACTGCGTGTTGGGTAGTCTTTGGCTACTTGTGCAAAGCCGGCACCATTGAATACACCAATTTCTAAATAATTGCCAACAACAGTTTTCATAGCTTGAGACACCAAGTTGTATGCGTGACTGCTTAAAATATGATTGTTTGCAGACATTATTCTTTCCAAGCAAAGATTTGGTCATGGATAATTGGCTCTACTGAATAGCCAGCATCTTTAAGAATCACCATCAAGTCTTGTCTATTTTGTTCTAAGTTGCCGGGCCATGACGACTCTGCTGTGTTGGTTTGATGCACTTCAATAAACCATGAACCAATTTGATCTTTGACTGGATCCAGTGTTGCTTCTGTGATAGCCAATATTTCTGATCCTTCAAT